GGATTGGTTCAGAGCAAATCAACGTGGCGCAGTTGATGCTTGACAGTGTTGCGCTTATGCAGTGAATGGCAAGTCATACGCACCCGTCTACCGGGCAGCCAACCAACAGAGTCGCCATCGGGAAAAGTGCCATACATGTCACTGCACTCGCCGCGAAATATTCTCAAGTTATCGGTAAATTATCCACTTCACCAGACCTGCTAACACAGCGTTTTTTTATGCCTGCTATCACACCACACAGAACGCACGTAGCCGCACGCATCAGAACAGCCACTCGACTAATCACCCTCACATGGATCATCCGCACAGTAGGGCACAGGTGCAGCAACAGCCCCACAATGACGAAAACGGCGCTACATCGCACCCGGCTGTGGGTTTTTACATCATAAAAATTTTTCAGTTTTATTTTTATGCAAACCGATGCGCCAGTGCACGCGGCTGCTGGCTTTCTGATGTAATTAGGCAAATTAAAATCTTGAAAAGATTTTGAGTGCTTTTCAGTTTGAAGGATCAATGTTGGATCTTGGTAATTGCACAGATCAATGAGAAAAAGACAAGATTGTTATTTGCAGATTATTGGATCTTGAATGGATCTGCTGCTTGAGCGTAAGCAATGTCCATTTGGCCATGATTGGTTAGGGGGCTGCGGTAAAATTGACTGATTCGAATGGACTGAAAAACAGAGGGGTAAAAACAGTGTCAGGCGTCATTAAAAATTAGCACGATTATAGGTGGTTGTGCTTTCCAAAAGTTTAAATGACGCTAAGAATTAACCGTTTATTGTCAACCTAAAATTATCACAAGACGAATTGTTTAAATTTTTCTCTGTTCGCAACAAGGTAAGATGGGAATTTATCATTAGTTAATTCTTGCCTGACAAGTTTTCTTTCCCTATTCCATAAATCTTTACCATTTTTCAGCGCATCAATAATGTGCTCTTTATTATTTAAATGAGGTAAATCATATTCGGTATGAGAAATTGAAGACATTTTTTCTGATATCCGTTCTGGAGTCATAATCCATGAGAAATGCCAGCCTGCATTTTTTATGACCTTGCTGCGTAACTTAAACCAGTTTCTTGAAATAAAATGACTGTATAATTCTGATTTCTTTATGTTTCGGAACAACTCTGGCTTACCGTCAAAATAATGTTTGAGATTATGCATATTAGTAGCCCGTGGTAATCGGCATTGACGCTCTGATCCGTCAGCATTGAATACTTGAAGATTAAATTGATAATTATAAAAAGGCATATACAATATCGTACATAATTTTTTGGGGTTTATTTTTTTTACAATTGCTGAGTTAAAAATTTCATCAACATCGGAAATTAATATCAAATCTTCATCCTTAGCCTTTTTTAATCCTCGCATTATAGCGTTTCTTGTTGCAGCCTCGTTTGCCCAGGCATCATAGTTCCCTGCTTTACCATTTTTTAGAATTGGTAACTCATCAAAGACAACATAGATAATCTTATCTTTGAATCTTTCATATTTATCTATATCGAAATTTAATTTCTTAGGTTTCCCAGTGAATGTATGAGTAGATTCTACAATGACAAAATAATCTACGGCATCGTCCAAAGTATTTAATCTTATATCAAGTAGCATATCTTCGTCGTAGTATAAAAAACAATCATAAATCATTAGGTATTCCTTACGCATTGAGTTAGTTCCAGCGTCTTATGTTCACAAATGATAGATGCTGCTGTCTAGCTTTTGGATCTCGGTGGACAAAAAGGGGGCAATGAAAGCCAAATACGAAAAAGCCACCTCAAGGAAGGTGGCTTAAGAGCATGATTTAAATCACTAAATTTGGTGGCCCCTGCTGGGTTTGAACCAGCGACCAAGCGATTATGAGTCCCAATTTGAAGTGAGTGAAATCAGTAACTTACTGATTTTTATGCTTTCTCTAAGCCGAATAGTGATGAAAAGTGGCACATAGCGTTGCGCTCTGCTGCCACTTTGCTGCCAATCTTGGCGATGATGGATTTTCAACATAAGTTCGGTATACGCATGATGATTTTCAAAAAGTGAAAATGTCTGTTACATGATCATTATAACGAAATTTAAATTCAATAATTTAAGTTCAACTAGTTTAAACAACTGAACGAAATTTTTATTTATTAATTTTCAGTATTAATGTAAGGTTTATTAGCGCTATGTTTGTTGCTTATCATGATTTAAAGGGAGATTTAATTGTGAAGACTTGTTTTGTCGTTATGGCTATCGGGGATCAAACTTACAATGGAAAGCTTATTACTGCTGCCGAGTTAAGAGATAGATATAATGGTTTGATCAGGGAATCAATTGAGAGTATTTCTGAAGAAATAAAAGTTGTGCGCGCTGATGATATATCAAATTCTGGTTCAATAACTTCTGAGATTTTCAAAAAATTAATATTATCGGACTATGTTGTTGTTGATTTGACGTACCCTAATCCTAATGTATTCTATGAATTGGGGCTTAGGCATGCGATAAGGAATAAAACAATTCTTATTAAAGAGAAGGGAAGTGTTAACGCACCATTCGATATTGCCGGATTAAGATATATTGAATATCAAGATACAGGATCCGGTTTAAAAAAATTAAAGGGTGAGCTTTCAAAAGCTTTTTCTGTTTACGATAATAATCCAAGCCATTTAGATAGTGACTTTTTATCATTAGCTCTTTCGATGGGCATGTGTTTTCAAAAAATGTCACAAGATCCTAAGAGAGATGCGAAGAAAAAGGCAATGCAGGCGATATTGAAAAATAAAGGATTAATGGCTGCGTTTAGTAGCCCAGAAGAAAAACATTTAGCTGAATTACTCGCTAACGCTGAAAATTTGGATGAAATTGTTGATGGGCTTGTCGATTCTGGGGAGTTGGATGAGTAGTTAACATATGATCCAATGGGTTTTTTTAAGAAGGAGTAAATGTGGATAGATTTGAAAAAAAACTTGAAGAGATGAACTTCATTCTAAAAAAACATGATCTAGGCTTAATCTATGACGTTAAAAATGATAGGGAAAACGGGCTGTTATTACCCTTTTTTTGTATGTTCATGGATTCTGTTAATAAAGTTGGATTAGATTTTTGTATTACTACTGAGCTGAGGATTAGGTGCGGTATTATTCATCATGAAAAGTTAGTTTTCATGTCTTACGGTACGTTCGATAGGCTGTGTAAGTTATCTGAGCTTATTGTTAGGTCTGGTGTGATTACAGTTAGAGAGATGCCTTTAAATTTCCATGATCTTCATTTTGTTGATAACCCATTTGTAGGTTTCAATAATGAAGAACGTGAGGAAAATGAATCGGAATCTCATTTATTTATGTTTGTTCTTGAATGTCTGATGCTCTTTATTGTCAGTCATGAAGTAGGTCATTTTATTAACAAGCATGGTGATCGTGAAACTAAACGTGATTTCGATGGAATATTCGATGATATTTTAGGGCATAGAGATATTGTTGAAACAGAGTTAATAGCGAGCCATGCCCGTGAATTAGTTGCTGACTGCTTCGCTCTTAATATTGTCAGAAATCATATTGAGTCTGTTTTTGACCGAAAAGCCGATTACCTTAATAATTTGCTGCCAATTTTTGATGGTGAGAAAGGTGGGGTGTTACTATCTTTATTAATTATCATGAGCTATTTTAAACTTACGGATGGGCAATCTCCCCATGAACACTTTAAATCAACACATCCATCAACGGGGGCACGAGTCCGGTTTATTCTTTCTTGTTATGTTGAGTCGTTGGTGAGTGATGAACAGATAGAAGAGTTTGCACCTTATTATAATATTCTTATGGTTCAATTGAAATTGATATTTGAATTGCTAGGTTATGATTCCGAAAGTTCATGGTTAAAAAGTACAACCTCTCCCGAAATGAATGAATGGTTTAATAAGGTTTATATTGAGTATCCAAATTGGAAGGCCTAGTAACTTTTGATGTTTAACTAAACGGAATTAAGTGGATTAAGTAGAGAAGCTTCAGCCAAATGATCAGGTGAAAAGTGAGCATATCGCATCGTCACCTTAATATCAGTATGCCCCAATACGCGCTGAAGCACTAAAATGTTGCCGCCGTTCATCATGAAATGAGAAGCGAAGGTGTGGCGCAAAACATGCGTCAGTTGCCCAGCAGGTGTCTCGATTCCCGCACGCTGCATTGCCTTCCTAAAAGCTGAATAGCATGGTTTAAAGAGCACCTGCGCTTTCCTGCTGGATGGCAGATCAGCCTGTAATTTTTCAGTTATCGGCACCGCTCGGTTTTTCTTGCCTTTAGTTTTAACGTAGATGATCTGACCGGCGCGGATTTGGTTGCCCTTCAAGCCTTCGGCTTCACTCCATCGTGCGCCAGTTGCCAGGCAGATTTTGACAATGGTTGTCAGATCCTTAGAGCGGCTGTTCTCACATTCGGCGAGGAGGGTTCTAATTTCCTCAATGGTGAGATACGCCATCTCCGATTCACTGATTTTAAACTCGCGCACGTTTTCTAAAGGGTTCGGTGCGGTCCATTCATCCAATCGGCGCAGCTCGTTAAACATCGCCCTGAAATACGCCAGCTCTAAATTGACCGTGCGAGGTGTAACTGTCTTCACTCGAGTGGAGCGTGTGATCTTTCCGCTTAACCGCTGCTCGCGATAAGACGCAAATATTTTAGCGTTAAACTCGGTTGCGAGTGGGTTTCCCATCGCCTCGCAGGCGAACGCCATTGTGGTTCGCCGCTTCTCACCATCCGCCAACGTAATACCATGCGTGTTGAACCATAATTCAACCAGCTCAATTACCCGCCGCTTATCTGCTTTCTCTCCCAGCCAGGGCTTATCTTGAGCCTGTTCTTTTACGAACTTCTCATAGGATTGCGCTTCGCCCTTCGTCGCAAACTGGCGGCGAATCCTTTTGCCGTCACGGCCGTTTGGGAAAACCTGAGCCTGCCATTTCCCGTTGGGTAATTTGTTTATCGCCATGCTTCGCCTTTAAAGGTACTCAGTGCGGGCAACGACTTTGCCCAAAACCTTGATGTCGTCTGCCTTGCATTCAAATGAGGCTTTGCCATTCTCAACGCGGATGCGGCCGCCGGGAAAACGGTACAGCTCTTTAACGCTAATAAGCTTATCAATCTCGATGAGCCACAGACCGTCGGTGATTTCTGCGGTGGTCATATCAACCAGGTAATTCTGTTTCTCGAAATGTACTAACAATGGGGCTTTAACATCACTTGGTAAGAGCTGAGCGTCATATTCAACCCAATTAGATGATGAGAAGTTCCCATTTGTGATTTTTCTGAGTTCGATTTTGGTTGATGGCTGATCTTGGTTTGTGATGTTCGAATCACCGTGTCCATATGTCAGCCACTCAAGGGAAGTGCCGGTCTCCATCGAGCAAATCAGAACCCAATCAGCAGGAAAGTTCCCACGCATTATGCGGTTAGCCATAGTACTTTGAGACACATCTAAGTGCCGACACAGCGCCTGTCGAGATGCAAAACCGTATGCCTGAACGATACGCTCAATGGGATCTTTACCACCCTCTGGTAAAGTTGGAGCTTTACGACTCGTAAAATCTTTCGTTGACCTTTCCAATTTGTGATCCTAATATTCACTCGTCGTATCAAGACGTGTTTAATAGTGATGAATAGAGTTGGCTAGAACTCAACAGAGGATAGTGCATCATGACCCGTAAACTTTCAATGCGCCCATCGATCAATCTCGTGATTTCAGAACCGTACATTACCGTAGAGGAGTTCTGTCGCCGCACGGGTTACAAGAAAGGCACTGTTCGCCAGATGTACCGCGAAAACCGCCTACCTATCAGGAATAAGGATGGGGTTAACGGCCTCATCGAAATCAACATGCTTGCCCTAATTATCGAAGCAGCAGCCGGTCATGAAATCACAATGCAGGCTTGATGCATCCATATTGGGATAACGTGAGGTATTAAGCATGTTTGATTTCAGTGTCTCCACACAAAGCCATTTTGATGAAGCGTGCCGCGCGTTTTCCGCAAAGCACAACATCATCCAGTTGGCTAAAAAAGCGGGGCTTAATCCGCAAACCATCCGTAACAAGCTAAACCCGGATCAGGTCCATCAGCTTACCGTTCGTGAAATGCTAATCCTGACCGACCTGACGGAAGACTCAACGCTGGTTGATGGCGCATTGGCTCAACTGCAATGCCTGCCATGCGTGCCGGTGAACGAAATCGCTCAGGAGAACTTACCGGCTTATGTCCTCAAGGCTACGGCCGAAGTCGGGCAGTTGGCTGCTGGCGTTGTGAGTCAGAAGAAATTTACCTCGACCCATAGGCGTGGATTTGTGCAGAACGTTAATGCCGGCATTCGTTGCCTGACGTTAGCTGCGATAGCTGTTCAGACTCGTGTTCAATCGAATCCAGCTCTTACAGGTACTGCTGATGTACTCAGCGGAATTAGCGCTTCTTTAGGTATTGGGTGAGGTAGTTATGGTTAGAGAACTTACTTATCAGTTCATTCTGAAGGGGCGGCAGGCTGAAGTGAAAAGCTCTGACGTTGCAATATGTTTTCCTTCAATAACACGTGACGGGAGTTACTTCTTCACACTGAATGATGGAACAAGATTTCGCGGTGAAAAAGTAAAAGAAGTGATACGCAATAAAATATCACCTCTTATTGAATGTTAGCTGTTGTATTTACCAACCCAACGTTCAACACCTTTTACACATTCGTGGTGCATATCTGAACCGTGCGGAAGCTTTTGTAGTTCTTCACGAATAGCAGAATAGAAAAGAGAGTGGTCTTTAGAATTATCACTGAAGAGGCAATTAAGAAGTCCCGAAATAACTAAGTTTTGGATTTTGGTTTCAGTTCGTAGCTTGTGAATTTCCTCCTCAAGGAGTTCAAAGCGTTCTATCTCTTTTTCGTTAAGCATTGCGTCCTCGTTACGTTCCATTCCATGCAGAGGGGAACAATTATGCAGGTTTTTGTAAGGTTTTTAAAACGCCAGTCTCCAAGCCAGCAGCTTCCACATTTTGGTCACGGCTGGATCATGAATGGCAAAGGCAGGCGCTGGCACCCGGCAAACTCTCAAGCCGAATTGCTGGCAGGTTTAACTGGCAAAAGGAAAAAAGCGACATGGCTTACAAAGCTGAGAGCATCACTGTTCAAATGAGCGCGGGGCAGCGAGTTAGCGCGCTTAATCATATTGCCGCACTTCGCACCATGATGTACGGCGATTGCGGTAATGAGCTAAAGCGGTTCATCAGTGATATACGTAATACACGTGATCCACAGTACGAACAAAATAAGCGGGCGATGAGCGCCATTTTCTTTCTGGCAAACATCAATAAAGAACGTCACAACGTTGAATACAGTGAATTGACGAGTGACGAAATTACCGCGCTGATAGGTGCTATGAATCACTTTCGCGCAGTCGTGAGTTTATTTCCCAAGAAGCTAACGCTTCCAAATTAATTAACCCAAAGAAATTAAATGGCGTAAACCCGCCGGGATTCACTTTGCCTAAAAAAAGGAAAGAATAGATGCTGAATAATTCATCTCAAAATAAACAAACTAATTCGCATATTGAACTCGATATGATGCTTAATTACGCACGTAAAGAGGAGCGTCAAAACCGTGCGGAATTAATGATCTCTCGCCTTAATATGCTGGCTTGGATTATTCGCCGCGATGAGATGTCATGCGTTGAAGCTGCTGAGCTGCTACAACAAGAAATTGAAAAGCTACAGGCGCAAATCGAGGTGGCGTTCTAATGGCCGACTCAATGGATCTGGTTCAGCAGCGCGTCCAGGAAGAACTGGCGCGCAACCTGGCAACCGCTATTCACCGTCCTGCAGGAGCGAGCGAGTTTTTCTGCCTGTCATGCGATGCAGCTATTCCAGAAGCGCGTCGCCGAGCATTGCCGGGTGTCGAGCTATGCGTTACCTGCAAAGAGATTAGCGAACTGAAAAGCGTGCATTACAAAGGGGCCGCGCTTTGAGAGTCCAAGTTGATGATCGCTATGCAGTGCGTGCGCTGAAATCCAGTGAGCCGGGCAAGCCGCAACAGCTGGTGCTGGAGAAATTCAGCTGGCTTGAGATTGATGGCGCCCGTCAGCGCGTGCCGCAAACCATGGCCGTATATGAGTCGGCAGTGCTCCTCATGCGCGATTTGGCTGCTGATGTCATTGGTCGCCATGTGTTGCACGGCCAGATGAAAACAACTGCGGCCTTTGTGGCGGAAACTCGCCGCATTGCTAAATTGGCCGAGGCTGCAGTGCAAGAGCTGGCTGAACTTCAGGCCGCGCATGTCTGAAAGCCTTCCTGATCTCCTTACTGGTGAATATCACGCCGTAAATCAGCAGCGGCGTGAAGTCTTTGGCATGTCCGCTCCGGCGGATATGTCCCTTTCTGAGCGCCGTCTCTGGAATGTGAATCCAGAGGACCACAATTGGCGCAGCCAGTATCTGCAAAACATGCCGGATTATCTGGCCGGTTACTTTGCCGATCGCTACAGCAAAATCCTCTCAGCTAATAATGGCCGCCGTCGGGCCAATGCGTTTCTGCGCCAGACTATCGGCCAGAACGTATTGCCACGCCTGCAGTTGGTTCGCAGTCGCTATCGTCTTGATGAAGCCGCTCAACATGAATTGCCGTTCATAAAGCAGCTTGATCGTCTACCCACCCTTGACCGGCAGGACGTGCGCGATCTGGCTTATAAAGTTGCATCTTATCTTTCGCTCATCCTGGCTGAGTTTGTCGATAAAACCTCAATGCCGCAGGAAGCGGACGAGCAGACCATAACCTGCATTGCTTATCGCTACGTTGCTGAGCTGGCCGCATTGACCGGCACGCAGCCGCCATATTGGGCTGAGTTCAAAGCCTGCAAAGGTGAGCTGAGTCTGCGCAAGGCGCAATCCGGTTTATTGCGCATGATGGCGCCTGAATGGTGGCGCGGCCGTCTTAAGCAGATGCGCGATCTCCAGCGCGAGCACATGGCAATCGCTGTTGGGCAGGTGCAAAAATCTGCTTCACCTTACGTTTCACGCGGCACACTGGCGGAATGGGTTGAGCAGAAGAAACGCAATCGCGAGTTCTTCAAAAGATACGACTTGATGAACAAAGAAACCGGTGATCGTGTCGCGATGGATGAAATGGTCAATCGCAGCACCGCGAACCCGGCCATGCGCCGCCGCGAGCTGATGACTAGAATGCGTGGCTTTGAAGACATCGCCAATGAAACCGGCTGCGTAGGGGACTTTTATACGATCACCGCGCCGTCGCGTTATCACTCCGTTTATAGCCAGGGCGGTTTCATTACCAAATGGAACGGCTCAAGCCCGCGCGATACGCAGCGCTATCTGTGCCGTGTTTGGGCGCGCATCCGCGCCGCACTGTCACGCGAAGAAATCCATGTTTTCGGTTTCCGCGTCGTTGAGCCTCATCACGACGGCACGCCACACTGGCACATGCTGCTGTTTATGCTGCCGGAGCATCGCGAGCGTGTGCAGCAGATCATGCGTGAGCATGCCAGCAAAGAAGACGCCGACGAACTGAACACGCCGCAGGCGCGCAAAGCGCGTTTTCACGCTGAGCCTATCGATCCCACCAAAGGCAGCGCCACGGGTTACATCGCTAAATATATCTCCAAAAATATCGACGGCTTCGCAATGGACGGCGAGAAGGACGATGAAACCGGCTCAAACATGCGTGATATGGCGAAAGCTGTTTGTGCGTGGGCTTCTCGCTGGCGAATCCGCCAGTTTCAGCAGATTGGCGGCGCGCCGGTCACTGTATGGCGCGAGTTGCGCCGTCTCGGCGATACGCGCCTACCGAACGAGAAGATGGACGCCGTGCTGGCGTCTGCTTCCGTTGCCAGCTGCTGGGCGTCTTACACCATGGCGCAGGGTGGTCCGCTGGTCGCGCGTGATGACTTAGTGATCCGTCTTTGTTACGAGATCACCGAAATGGGCAACGAGTACGCGGAGGACGTGCAGCGCGTTCAGGGTATCTACTCGCCTCACTATCAAGATTCTGAAGTATTCACGCGTCTGGTGAAATGGGAAGCCGTTGCCAAATTAGCCGACGCGTCAGCGGAGGCTGGTCCTTCTGGCGGCATCGCCGCCCCTTGGAGTTCTGTCAATAACTGTACGGGGCCGGAGCGCCTGCGGTTAGAGCTGGAACTAAAAGCCCGTGGTTTTGAGGGGCATGAGGAGGAAATTAGCCTCCTTTCCAGGGGGTGCAGCATAAATTCCGGCGCGCGAATGCGACTGTTTTACCGAAACGGCAGACTTCAGGAACAAAAGATAACCATCTGATTAGTCCAGAGGATTTCTCACGGAAGGTAAAAAAACATTTCACATTTCGAAACTCATAATATACTGTACGTATAACCAGTTGTTCATTGTGCGGAGGGAATATGCAGGATTATTTTTTGGAGTCGATGAAGCTCCAGCGTATTGATTTATTTATGAAACTTGTTGCTGCTAGTGATTGCACGGATGACGAGAAGCAGCTTGCCATTCAGTGGGTTTCTGAACTGACCGATGAACTGATGCGGAAAGTTAGAAGCCACGAATATTCGCGCATGATGCACGCTTCAGATTAGTTTTTTCAGATGTCACGCGTAGCAAGATGTGATCGGATGGAAGCTACATATCACGCCGGGATGCTTACGGAAGGTGAGTCCGAACATAACGAGAGTTGCGAGGCGTTAAGCCATGGCTAAAAATCCCGAAAGATTCCAGATCGTTTACCGAGGTGAGGTACTCACTTACTACAAGCCAGGTGAATGGGTGTTTTTCCAACGGCCGAAAGAATGCGGCGGGGGTTACTGGCTCGGTAAAACCTACGACTTCGTTTTCATGCTTGAGATTCCATATCCCATTTCTTTACGGCAGGGCATGGATTTTCTGAACGAAGCAGAAGGAATTGGCATCCACAAATCAGCTTCTGTGGACGACTTCAAACTGGAGTGAAGAGTGCATGACTATGCCGCATGAATTCGCATGATCCGAAAAGGATCGCTTTACCCTCGGCCCGCCAGTTCTGGCGGGCTTTCGTTTATGTCATGCAGGTGCATGAAAACCGCATCATAAAGCGGGCAGGCGTGGCGGGGGTACGAGCGCGCGCAACCCCACTGACATTTCCTCATCAATGACTAAACCTGACTAAGTCAAAAAGCGTTAAATTCATTTGAAAAATTCTTTAAGCCAGTAGATGATTAATAGCATCACATCTTTCTTACAAAGGTCTACAATGAGTAGCTTCTTTTACATTCAACCTGAACTTAAAAATGATAAAAATGCCAAGTTCATAAACCTCTTAGAGAATTATTCTAATGAAAAACAGCGTCAGGTTTATGCAATAAAAAACCCATTAGGTGAGAATAAATATAATTATAATAAAGATGATGCTTTTGTTATTTTAAGCCCAGGCTATCAAATGACTTTTGTCGATTGCGGAGACGATGAAGACGAATTTGAAAATTATGAAGAAGATTTTATTGAAGACTTAGGGTCTTTATCTGATAAATATAATTATAAAGATACTATTGGAAGGCCTCGCGATTGGAGGAAGAAACTTGTGGCGAAATACAAAGTCGGTGGAGATGCTACTGACTTTGAAGATTTTTTTTCACAAGTAAAAATTGAAGATGGAGCATTATCAAAAAAAAGTGAGCTGATAATCTCATTGTTGACAGGAAGCATTAATAACATTGATAAAGTTAAAGGGAATGTTCCGGATAATATTTTAGATAAAGTAAAGCAGAAAATAATTCTGTTTGATGGAGACCAGACTCGTTTTGTTTATCAACAATTCGATAAGAAGAAGGTGATTATCCAGGGGCTATCTGGTACTGGCAAAACAGAACTTTTACTGCACAAGCTTAAAGAAATATATCTCGATAAGAATAACCCTGAGAGTAGAATTATATTTACATGCCATAATAAAATTTTAGCTGATAGCATGCGTAAAAGAATCCCTGAGTTTTTCAACTTTATGAAAGTTGAGCAGCAAATCAGCTGGAATGAGCGACTGTGGTGTGTTAATGCCTGGGGATCTCAGCATGATATTAACTCGGGAGCTTATAGATACATTTGCGAATTTTATGGGATTAGTTTTCATCGATTTAGTTATGTTATGACTTTTGATAGGGTATGTAAGATTGCATTAGATGAAATTAAGAGAATAACAAAAAAAGATTTTAATCACTGTTTTGATTTCATGTTAGTTGATGAAAGCCAGGATTTTCCAGCTAGTTTTGTTGAGCTTTGTGAGCATGTTACCCGAGATACTTTATATGTTGCAGGGGATATATTTCAAAGCATCTTCGATACAAATGTTTCGAATGAAATACAACCAGACTTCTTACTCAGTAAGTGTTATAGGACTGATCCGCGTACTTTAATGTTTGCACATGGGCTTGGAATGGGGCTTTTTGAAAAAGAGCCGCTGACTTGGTTGATGCGTGATGAGTGGGAAGCGTGCGGATATATGGTTGACGATTCAGAACGCAAGAAACTGAGGCTGAAAAGGGAACCGCTTCGGAGATTTGAAGATGTCACCGATGCTAAGATACATAGCATTGAGTTGATAGACTCGTCTTCAGAGACTGAAGTTAATGAAATATTAAAAGTTTTAAATAAAATAAAAGATGAAAACCCAACAGTCCTTGCAGATGACATTGGTATCATTTTTATAGATCAAGCGAAGGCGATATTTAAGACTGCTGATAAACTTGAACAAATCGTACCACGAAAATTTGGGTGGCGCGTTAATAAAGCTTATGAAACGAAAGAGAAGCTAAAAGATACATTATTTATTAGTAATAAGAATCACGTAAAGGGTCTTGAATTCCCATTTGTAATTTGTGTGACTAGGGATATTAGCCGCAGCCATTCTTACAGGAATTCCCTATATATGATGTTGACTCGGTCGTTTATAAGATCGTACTTATTGTTAGGTGAAGATAATGATGATCTTCAACAGTCAATCGGGAATGGACTAGAGATAATAAACGAGCATGGTTATATGGATATTGTTATACCTCCTAAGGATGTGATCGCTAAAATTAGGACAACAATAAAATATGATGAGAAAAACATCTCTCACTATGATTTCGTTGCGCGAATTTTTGATGAATTGAATGTTGAAGCTATATTCAGGCCTCAACTTTATGAAATTATTAAAAGTATTATTCCTGACTCTTTCGACTCAGACAGAATAACAAAGGTTATATTGTTTAACTATGATGAAATGCTTCAGGAGACTAAATGAAAAAGGAGTTTTATTTTAATCTTGATCAAGCCCAATGTGATTGGGCTTTCAAAGCTATTAGAAACAAGACAGACGTTGTGGAAATTCTAATGAAAGTTTTGAAAACCATTTCAATTTACATAGCGCCTACCCCTGAAGAAGTTGCGGGTAAAATGAAGTTACACATTGGGAAAATGAGTAGATTATTCTTTTTTAAAGATGATAAATATTACTCTATGGCATTTCCTTTCTTTGTTGAAAATAGAGATGATCAATTTTTCTTTAGTAGTTTAGATATAGAGGATATCGATAGTTATATAACCTCAAAAGTCATCTCCATTATTAATGATCCTAAGTTTCAAAATGCTTCATCATGGGCTTTTATTGAGCCATTTTTAGAAATTGACGATCAAAAAACAGTTCCGGGCTTTTGGTCTTTCTTCAAAATGTTATTAACTTATGAGGATGGATATATAAGATATGATGTGGATATGATTAGAGAGGATGGAGACAAGCATCCTCTGTATCATTTCGATGTATTTTATTCGAGTCTTCCAACATTCAAAATTGGGTTAAGTAAACACTTCACAAATGATCTTATGATAGATTTTTTGGATATAAGTACTGACTGCCACTATTTAAAGTGAATTTCGATTGGCTGGCATATTGCCAGCTTTTTTTATGGAAGTGAGTAATCAAAAAATCTAACTATATCTTCACCAAGCCAATCATTAATTTCTAAAATTCTCATTTGAAGAGGTAGAAGTTCGTTCCTAACAAAAACTTTACTAGCTTTTTCAATGTCACCAAATCCCCCTACATTATTTGGCATGATCCCCATCATCTGCGGAGGCACGCGGTGCGCAGCCAACATGTCGTCACGGCTCACGTTCTTGATATTCAGAAACTCATCCTTAGCTGCCACCTCAGACAGCGGGATGATCTGAATCCCGTCTTTCTTCCCGTTCGGTGAGTACATAAACAGGTTGCGGAAGTTGCCCGGTCCCTTGGCACTTTTCATCGCCTGGCGAATATTGTTCACGTCTTCCTGATTCTGCGCGGCGTCGGTCATATACATGATGAAACCGGCGTGGCTGCCGTTCAGGTAGTATTTACGGCGGAACAGCGTAGCCGACTCGTTTAGCAGGGTGGACGGGATCGCCGAAAGATACTCCGGCAGGCCGTAAACTTCCTGATTTAAATCCGGCTCCATCAGGTGAAACACGCTGCCTTTAGTGAACTCGTAGGGCTGCGTGTTCATACCGTATTGCACAAACCAGTAGGTGTCTAAATCCGTGCCGCGTCGCGTGAATTTTGCCAGTGCCGGCTCAAGCGCCAGCACGCCGCCGAGCCTGTTGGTGCGCTTTTCCAGATAGGCGTTGCCAAACACCAGATAGTCCTGCACGAAGCGGCTGAACGCCTGCTGACTCAGCAGCGGGTGGGGGATGAAGGTGCTGGTCAGGATGTTGCGCTTCACGTTGATTGGCGAGCTGTGATGTACGGCGGCGCGGAACGTCCGTGCCAGCCCGTCAAAGCTCACCGGCGGTTCATACCACCTGTCCATAACCACACATTCCACGTAATCCAGCAGCTCGCGGCGGTCCAGCACCGGCACCGGGTCGCCAAAGGTGAACGCTTCCGCCGCCGGGCCACCGGTCATCTGTTGCTGCTGCACGGGCTGCGTGCGCGTGCGGTTCCTGCGTTTGCTCATTTAAAAAATCTCCATAATGTTGCCGGTGTGGGCGGCTTCGCCCTGTAGCGGTTCATTTGCCAGCGCGTGCATGGTCGCCCACGCCAGATCGGCGTGACTCGCTTCTTCGCTGCGGCTGGCTTCGTAGGTCGGGCGGTTGCCGCTGGCCGTGGTGGCGCGGCGGATTGCCATGAATGACTGTGCGATGTCGAGGTGCCCGGCGTCGAACTCCAGACGCCCGCTGCTGATGATGTCGAACGCCTTCAGCACCAGGGCGTTTTTCACGTTCGGGTTATAAACAAACTCCTTCACCGCCGGGAAAAACATCTTCACGTTCTCGTACACGCCGAGACCGACGCCGGTGGAGTCGATGCCGATATAGGTCACGTTGTACTGCTGCGTCAGCTTTTTGATGGACTCGGCCTGCGCGCGGAAGTCCATGCCGCGCCACTGGTGGCGCTCCAGAATGCGGAACTTGCCGCCCGGCACGGCAGGCGGGGCGATCACCACGCACCCGGCGCTGTCGCCGTTCTGCGTACCTTTCGCCGGGTCGTAACCGATCCACACTTCGCGCCAGCCGAACGGGCGCAGCGCCAGCGCTTCGAAGTCGTCCCACACTTCCCAGCTGTCCACCATGCATTTCTGCAGCATGGCAAGCTGGAACACCGAGGCGAGGTCATCCATAAACACGCACATCAGCAGGTTCTGGTAGTCCTCGGGGCTGTAGCGCGTGCGCAG